AAAAACCCCACAAGGTTGCAGCCCTGTGGGGTTTCGTTTCTTTTGGAATTGGCTCATGTGCCAATCGTTCGCCCAGGATTGAACACGCCTTGGTCAAAGGGAAGCAAGCCGCTTCCCTCAAACCCAAAAATCTGCTCGTCTGGGTAAATGATCAAAAAATTCGTCAGCACGCCCGATGGACGGTTCAAAAGCCCATATACCTCAAGGATTTGAGCCTGCAATTCACTAATGCTCCCAATGATGACAATCGAATTGATAGTCATATTTTGGTAATCAACCACAAACACCTTGGTATCCGTCAACTGACTGAGCATGTTGTTCATCGTTGCGGCAGTTGCGTTCGAAAGATTGCACCTCGCACGATAAAACAACAGGAATCGGTAGTAGTCGTCATCAAACCGCGTGAAATCCGAGCCGACTTTCAGTAAGCGGCTGACGCCTACGCGCGTGCCCCACCAGTCAAGGTACCCCCCCTTAGCCGTTCGCATGTCAGCAATCGTTTGCTGGAGGCTTTCGAGTAACTCTGTAGCATCGATCTTGTCCCTGAGCATCGATGCACTCTGCCGGATGCGCGTCGCGTGCGAGTACTGGGACTGAATCGCGTCCGTCGACATGTCGGCAAAGTCGGCCATGTTCTGAACGCAGTCAACGCTCAGGATGTCCTCCCACGTCTGTGTTTCTGCCATCATCAGCCCCCGAAAGCAAGCGTGATTGACTTTTCCGACAACGTCGGGCTTTTGTTCGCAGGCACGTCAACGCTAGAGGACTGTGAGCCCCCAGAGATGCCGATGACGATTTCTTTGATTGGGGCATCCGTCACGTCCTGAATGCACTTATAGAATCGGCTTGCGTAAACCGTCGTAGCGAGCTTCACTCGGGCGTTTTTGAGCTCCCCAAGGAAGTCAGAGATGATCGCTGCTTTGACATTGGCTTGCGTCGCAGCGTCCATGTCGCCGCTGAAGAACGTCACTTTGACAGTGAAATTAACGGCCGTGGGACGGACAATGTTGTAGACATAGGAAGCGTTGAAGTGCTCGGTGTCAATGAAAGTCACCTGAGCGTCACCCACCGTCCCGCACCCCGCGCTCTTGCGCTCAAAGATTGTGCGGGCGATATCGTCATCGTCCCCGCCGACGATGCACACCGCCACGCTATGTCCCTTGATCGAAATCCCATACTGCGTCTGCGTCTCGCTCGTGTAGTTTTCAAGCACAACGCAATCAAGCACGCCCTCTAGCGCTGAAAGATTGGCCTGCATGTTCTCAACCGTCCCGTTCGCATTGATCGCATAGCTCTGCTTCATGCGATTGAGTAGCTCGCCGTCCGGCTCCTCGTCTCGCCCGGTGTTCCCCGCGGCAGCGTTCGTCACCGAATCCCACCCCGCGATCACCGTCACGATCTGCGTCACGGTCTTTGCGCCGATCTCAATGGCACCGTGCTCAACGCAGGAAAACTGAGTGTCGACGCTGCCGGAATCCGGGATCATCACCCCGCCAGCCACGGCGTGTCGGAGCTGATTGCCCTGCGTATCCTGCACAATCGCGCCGTAAGGAATGGCAGTGCCTTTCAAACCAGTACATGTACAGACGACGACCGTCGGCTCCGAAATCTTGCGTGTGAGCCCATAGAGCGCGGCTAGGGCATCGAGGAAAACACCCGTTGCGGTCTTCGGATTGAGCTGGTTCGCAAGGAAAGCCACCTCACGATTTTTAGCCGCAACTTCAGTCGTCACCAAGTCCACGACCTGGCCCATGGGCGATGCCGAATCCACGTTTAGGAGCGGGTCGGAGTCACTGACTTTAAAGGCCTCCTGAAAGCCCGAGGCAACGTCGTCTCGCACCTCCTTAACGGTCGGGACGACCACCCCAGTATCCGCGTTAAATTCTAGCTGTGCCATAACTGCCGCCCTCTGTTGTTACCTGTACCTCAGCGCTCAAAACACGTGTTGTTGTATCAAGCGCCTTTAGCTGAACCGACTCAACCGTAAGCACGCCTGGCACACTCAATGCCGCCGAACGCAAATCTTCCGTTGTAATGGCTTCCTGTATCGGCTGAGCGATTTGGTCCGAAAACCAATTGATCCCTTGATCCCACCGAAAGACGGCATCGTGGTAGAAAAGCCGCCCCTCGTTGCAGACGTTTTGCAAGATCGCCGGGGCTTCACGAAGCATCGCCACATTCCCGTTTCCGTCAAGCTGTAAGTCCCACTCTGACGAAAGCTCTGCTGTGTAGGCCGTATGCGTCATATGCGAACCTCTAAGGAAAATTAAGGAGTTGCCATCTGTGGTCACTGGAAGAGCCCGCGAAAAGCCGCGACAGCCGCGACGATCACGCATAGCCACGCGGCGGCACAAACCGCCCACGCAAATACTTTCCCGTAAGGCGGTAGATCTTTGTTTGACATGAACATCAGGCCGCACCTATCGCAACTTTTCAACGATTTCTAGGACGTAGTAAAGGAAGGCCGCAGTGCCGAGGAGCGTGCCACCTAGCCACACTGCGCACGCCTTGACGCCTTTCCAAAACTGACTTTCGCGCTCCATTTTTCGCATACGTTTTCCTTTTCCCATATAATTCTCTTGTGAAAGCGTCTTCTTTCCATAAAAAAGCCCCGCCCGATTTCCGCTCGGACGGGGTTTGTTTTTTCTTCAATTGCGTTTTACTGCGGCGCGCTGGTTGTGCCATCAGGGCAGGTGTGAACGTGACCCTTTAGGCTGATTCCGTCCGCCACCACATCACCCGAAACCGTGGCCCCGCCGCCGCCCGATACCGCAAGGCCACCCGAGCCCGTAATCTTTCCATCAACCTTCAGCGTGCCCGTAATGTGGGTCGCGGGAGTGTCGATCTTGCAATTGGAGCTCGCATTGATCGTCGCCGTAGCCGTGTTGACAGTGCACGACGATTTCGCGTTGATCGTCTCCACGTTCGTGTTGATCGTCACGGTCTTCGGCGCCGTAATCGTGATGTCCCCAGTGTCTTCAATTCGCACGAACGTCGTCGGCGTCTGCCCCCAAAAGCCGCCCAAGTAAAAACCGTCGCTCATGTCGTAGCAACGGAAGCTGCCGGGCTGAACTGCGTCATTCCCGCCTGTGAGCGTGGATACGTCCTGCTGTGCGAAGACGGCTAGGCCGACGTCGCCGGGCTTCGGGTCACAAATCAGCGCGGCTGTGCCATGCTGTAGGCGAAACCACCTGAGCTTGGGGATTGACACGGGCTCCAGCGCCTCCCCCGATGCACTTCGCATTTTGACTAGCGGCGTCGCGCTCAGGTATCCAGCGCCCGCACCATCACCGGGACGCGTGATCGTGTCCACTCGCACGGGAATCGCGGTATTGACCATGCCCTTGATGACCGAGCGAATCAGAAAATCCAGGACGTTGATTTGTGAGCCCGATGTAAACGCGTTCTGCGGCTGTGCGTACTCTGACATTTCATTCTCCTAACCACATGCCATCAAAGGACGTTTCCCAAGAACTCGCCCCAGGGTTGTGCGCGCTCAAAGAATGTTGAAGCTGAGTGATCTTCCATACGCCTGAAGCATGAGGGACGATCGTCTGCACACTCACCGCCGCCGCCACTCGTAGCTCTGGACGGAAAAACGTCCTGCACTGGATGCCCGTATTCGTAAACGTCGGATACCCAATCATCCCTGTGTCAGCAGAGACAACGGGCACGCCGCCTTCTGCACGCCTTACGCCGTCCTTCGGCACAACGATCGTCTTGTCGTCATCAAAGATGATGTCCGCGCCTGCGGCATTCGCAACCGTTTTCATCTTTGTGATCGGGTCTCCGTAGACCGTCATGTCAGAAACCGTTGCCTGCACACCGTCGTTTTGATACTCGAACCCCGCCTGCGCACTCTGAGACTTGATAAAGTCCCCGACGTCCTGAGACCCCTGCACGCTCACAGTCGACGCGGGCTCGAGGAGCGGGTATGCGCCAACCTGCGCTTCTATCTTGAGCACGGGGCTCGAACCGTTGAGATCGGCGTATGCAACCGTGACGCACCCGCGAAAAATCACAGGCAACTCCTGCCCCTGCTCACCGGCCGCGATCTCTATCGCATTCCACCTACGACCGAGAGGCTTGAAGGCGAGTGTCGTCAATTGCCCCATGGTGTCGAGCGACAGGCCGTAAATCTCAACCTGCGCCGTCGCGAAATCCACGCCCCCCGTCTTTGAGATTGCTACATTCGTGGCAAAGCCTTGGAAGGTGTGCTGGTTGTTCACACCGCTCTTGTCAAGAGTGATTGTTACTCGGATGTCCTTTAAGCTGTAAGTGCTCGCCATTCTTCTTCCGTCGCGTAGTTGAGCGTAAAGCGGTCGCCCAGTGCATCGTATTGAGGCGATGCGGATTTTCCACCGCTGTCAAGAAAGAAAAGCCTGCCTGCGAAATCAGGCGTATTCCACACGGGGATAGGCGACATCGTGCGGCACACGTGGCTGTCGCAAATCTTGACCTCATCAGCCGTTAGCGTGAGATACAAAAAGCCGCCCATCTGCCGCAGATTTATAACGCAGTTTTGCCCATCAAGGACGATGGAAAACTCCTGATTAGGAAGCGTCTGCAGTGGTATGCGTATCATCATCTTCCTCACGAAAAGAGATCGGCAACGAGGCCCCCTTGCGCCTGCCCCGTCTGCACCTTGTTCGCTGCATTGGCGCTCTTGGGTGCCCACGCAACAGACGCCCCGCCGACCTTTGCCGATTGCACCTCTCGGAAATCAACATGGATTTCAAGCGCGTTAGCTCCGTTCGTTGCCGAGCGTGTATAGCCGTACGACACGACAGCCATGCGGCTATACACCTTAGAGGGCGTTAGGATGCGAAAGAGCTGCACACCGCACCGGTAGGACTCGAGCCTGGAAACGGCTTCCTGCTGTGCCTGATAGTCGCCAGAGAAAAGGAGGCTGACAGAACACTCGGACGGCTGAGGCACTTTGTCATAAGCGTATAACGCCCCGTTTTCCTGCGGCTCCGTCGGAACATTGGCTGTCGAGTTGTCCTCGAATCCATCAAGTGCCGTGTAGCCGCAGAACGGCCGCGCATTCTCGTCAACGATTGCCCAAACTTCGGCCATCATTTCCTCACTTTGAAATTACGCCAGACTGCGCTGCCACAAGCATGCGATTTCGACGGCTCAACGCATTGTCCATCGCGCCGCCAACGGCCTGCCCGACGGCCTCAGGGTTGCCATTCGTCTGAATGTTGTTTGTCACCTGAATCTGCATGTCGTTCGTCACGCCCGGGCCTGCGATTGCAGACTTAGCCGCTGCAAAGCTCCCGACAGTTGCCTGCATAGGCGTCTCGCTGAAGAAGCCCGAAAGCGCATCACCTAAGCGAGCGAGCGTGTCGGAAGAGCTTTCCTGCGATGGCATGCCGGCGTAGGCAACCGGAGCATCGTACTTGACACGAACGATCTTCGGATCGTTTACTCGAACTGGAGCTTCCGCCCCCTTCTCGTCGCTATCGTTCCCCGAGAAAAAGTCCGCAATGCCGCCGAAAGTATCCTTGATGACGCCCTTGGCAGAGTCCACGACGCCTGATGCCGCGCCCTTGATCTTCCCGCCAATATCGAGAGCATCAAAAATCCACGCGCTAAGTTGGTCGACCAACGCCTTGAACGAGCTCATCGCCCAGTCAATGGCAGACTGTATCCCGCGTTCAATTGCGTCTCCTATAGCGTCACCCAGTGCGCCAACAGCCTCAATCGTTTGCTCGATCGAACCGGCTACGCGATCCGGCAGGGAGGCGAAGAACTCACCGACACCGCCGAAGAAATCCGCCACGCCTTCTTTGAAGGAGCTGCCGATTGACTTGATCGCGTCCCACAATTCGCCGAGAGCCTTGACGGCTTCAGCCGGGAGATTGATGAGGGCGTCAAGCCATTCCTGACAGGTCTCGCGGATCGCCTGAATCCTTTCATCAGATACGCCGATAAAGCTCAGGAAGCGGCCGAGAATCGAGTTCCCGCCCCGAATGAAAGCGAAGAGATCATCGAAAGCCAGCGCGAGAGCAACCACAGCAGCCGTTACGACGGCCACGGGGTTCGCGAGCATCGTCGCGTTGAGCGCTGCCATGATGCCCTGACCGCTCTTGAGCACCTTGAAAAACGTCGACGAGGCCGTGATTGCCTGAATGATCGACCGCCCATAAGTAGCGGCCAAAACAGTCCCGACCCCCGCCAAAACGAGCTTGACTGCGCGGCTGTGCTCTCTGATGAAGGCAACGCCGTCGCCGATCACCTTTAGCACTTTGTTCACGACCGGGAGCACGGTAACGGCGAGCGCGTTGGCGAGAGCCTGCGCCTGATCCGTGAACTGCCGCCAACGGATGTTCATCTCGCGCGCGGCTTTTGCCTGTTCCGGGGTGAAGGCGACGCCCTTGTATGCCTCGGCCGCATCGGTCGCGCTGTCCTTGAACTTAGTAAAGACTGCGGCCGCATCCTGACTCAGCCCCATCGCATTCAAAAAGTGCGATGCCTGCTGATCGGTCATGCCCTTGACGGCCTCGCCCATGCGGAAAAACTCATCCGCTGAGCGGCGTTTGTCTACCGTCCACGACTCAAGTGCGCTTTTGAATGCCTCCTCGCTACCGCCGGCATCACGATTAGCCTTCGCCCACGCGTCGATCTTGTCTGTGGCAACGCCCGTTCTCTCGCTCAGAATGTCGAGACTCTCGCCCACCTGAGAAAGATTCTGAAAGAGCTGGTGGCCCGCAAAGACCGAGGCGAATGGCGCAACTACCTCCTTGAAAAGCGTGCCGAGCTTTCCCATGCGTCCGGCCAGTTCATCCATGGCTCGCCCGGTGATGAGCGAGGCCTTCTGCCCAGCCGTACCGATCGCCATGACGCGCTCGGCCACCTCATCAGAGACTCCGCCGAGCATAAGCGTCGACTTGGACGCTCTGGCTGCCATCTGGTCGATTTTGGCGCCGCTCACCTCCATCCGCTTGCCGAGGTCAGAGACGGCCTTGGACGCATTCTCGAGCCCTTTGTTCAGTTCCTCGCTGTCGAGGCCGAGGGCGATTACGAGTCTGTCTACTACACTAGCCATTTTCTTTCTCTAACCTTTGTTGTGCGAGCCACGAATGGTAGTTACGGAGCTCTAGAACCTCAAGGAGCTCATAGGCCTCCTCAAGCGTCAACTTTTCTTTGAGCTCGACCATGCTGGCCAAACCTGCGGCGACAATCGCGCCGCAGATCTTGGGAACATTCGCAAAGGACGCCACGCCCTTTACTTTTAGGCAGGCGTTTCGGTACTTTGCGGCATAAGGGACTTCAAGACGTCGCCATCGAAGAAAAAACCGAAATTCCGACGAAGCGATTCAATCCTGAGCTTCGTGAGCGTCAACGGGCTCTCGATGACGGCGCACGCGGACTCTCCTTCGAGGCGGCGCAGCGCATTACCCTGCACAAGCGTGCAGCACGAAAGGAGATCGTCAAGCAGAGGGCGTGCCTCGTCGTAGGGAATCGTGAGGATGGTCTTCAACAAATCCGCGGGCTTGTCGCTGAAAACCTGCTGAATGTCGTCAACGTTACGCCCCATGGCAAAAGCCGCGCGGTACATCCACTGCTCGGCCTTGTAAGCCGACATGGGCGCGATCGTGAAGCTCTTCAGCGTCGTGCCGTCTTGTACTTCAATCTTAGAGACGTCCATGTTCGCTCCTTAAAGCACGCGCTCAAAGTCAAAGCCCCACTGCGTCGGCTGCATCGTGCGAGACGCCGCCGACATCGGAGGGGCACTCTTGAGGACGCCCTTCACGAACGTGCGCGTAACCCCCAGCGCAGGGATGTAGCACGTCAGAGTACATTCGTACGGCTTGTTGTTCGCCTCCATGCAGTCGCGCACATACTCAAGTGCAGAGGCGGACGGCGAGGAAGCTTCAAGCGTGAGCGTCACAGACGAAATGTTCTTGATCACGCCTGCCACCATGTATCCATCGACAGAGCGACGCGTTTCCGCCATCTCGATCGAGTCGCTGGAGAAAATGCCGTCGGCGCTGAACTGCTGAAGCTGAATGCCGGACGGGTAAAGCTCATCTACAGTAAGCACGAGCTGAGCGTTCGCGGACGTGACGTCAAAATTAGAGCTGGCCATTTTATGCCCCTAAAAAGAGGCCCCAACGGTCAAACCGTCAGGGCCGATGATGTTCACTAGATAACTGCAATCACTTCTGCGGAAAGAGCCTGAACGCTTCCCGCATACGCGTAGAAGATTGTCACGGAAGGCGCTTCGCGGTTCGCACGACCTGCGGCATCGGGCAGGGTGATGCCGAGCCAATAGCCCTTGGAGGTGATCGCTCGAATCACGTCCTCGCCGTCGTCGCCCGTCTCCTGCATGATCTGCGCCTTCTGCGATTCATTGAGCGCGAGACCGGCGTCAATCACGCCGTTATTGATGCAGCGGTTAATCGGATCCTGGCACCACGCGCGAATCAGTGCCTCGCCTGCGGCGTTGTACGGCACTCGGTTGACGTTCTTGAAGCCCGACATGCAACTCGTCTGGATCGCGGAGCGCAGGTAGATCGAGCCATAGAGCACGTCAACGAAGCCATAGAAGTCGCTAGAGAGCGTCCCTCGGTTGAAGAACTGGAACTGATCATTTCGCGTAGCGTACTGGCCGATGAAGTTGATGCGGTTGCCCTCAAGCGCGTTCGCAACGGATTCCTCGAGAACGTTCGGGGAAAGGCCGGAGGCGTACTTGGCAAACCAAGTCTTCATGCCCTGCGTGCGGTTCCAAGCGATAGAAGCACCGCAGGCCATAGCCATTGCAGAAAGCCCCCACGTCGGGAAGTAGATCGGGGCTACGACGTCGTACTTATCAACAATCTTTGCAAGCGCGCCATTCGAAGCCGTCAACGTGCTTTCAAGATTCTTGTCGCTAGACCACGGGAAGTAAACGAAATCATCGTAGATGTCCGCCCATGCGGCAAGGGCTTCAATTTCTTCAAGCTCGGCCTCCCAGAGCGTCGTAAAGCCGACCCAGTTCCGCGTGACGGCGCAGATCGCCTCCATATTGGCCGCCTCGGTCATGGCATCAACACCCTGAGAGACGACTGCGCCTGCGGCCTGCGTCAGGCCGAGCATTTCGCTGAGGTCGGTGCCGCTGTCGGACTTAGAGGCGTAGCCAATCGTTGCAGCCTTGCCCTTCGTGTCCGTCGTAAACGTGAAGGCGTTGAGGTTGCTGTCGTACGTGCCCTTAACGCCTGAAATCGCCGTAGCAATCTTCGTCGCGGCATCAGAGAGCGAGGCAGCAGAGGAGAGATTGATCGAAGCGGCCTTCTTGTCCTGACCGCCGACGCTAATCTTGAAAGAGCCGTCAGTGATTTTCTTCAGGGCTTCGAGCGTAACGGAAAGCTCGCCGCCGCGAATCCAAGCGCCGTCAGCCTCGGTGACACGGCGTGCGATCACAAGAGACTTCGGCGCGCTCTGCTGGTTCTGCACGCCGCTGAAATACTGCTGAGCAAAAGCCGTCTCTTCGGCTTCGGCTCCGAACATGGCGGACACATCCGCCGTCGACGAAAAGGCCACCGCGGGCGTACTGGCGGGCAGGACAGTGTTCTTCGTGAGCAGGAGCCCGTTGGTTTCTAGATCGCTACCACCGCCGCTGATTACGCGCGGGGAGACCGCAACGATGCGGGATGCGGGCAAAGACATATGGATATCCTCCAATAAAAAAAACGCCTTTGAGGGGCGCTCTTGGGTAAGTTAATTAAGACAATGCACATCAGCGCGGCGGGAATCGCACATCGACGTTATGCACGCCGACATGCACGGCATCAGTGCTTTCAACATCAAGCCTGACGACGTGCGTGTAGGTGATGTGGAGCGTCGTCGTCCATCGCTGAACGAACTGATTTTCATCTACCACCACGGTTGTATTGCGAACGTCATCAGCGTAGAGACTGGATAGGCCGTACTTCTGAAAGAAGTCGCAGCCTGACACCGTTCTGGCCACCGTCGCGACCGATTCTGCGCGCATACGGGCCGTTTCCGGATGATCGCTATAGACGTCGATTTGAACGCTCATCTCGACCAATCTAGAGACCACGGCGTCCATTTTCTGAGTCGCCGTGTCCCACTCATAGGCCTCGACGGGCGTCCCGATCTCACGGTGCGCGATGATCGTATTAACGACGTAATCGCGCGAGTCCGGCAGAGAAAGGTTGTTTTGATTTCCCGCGATGACGTGCGTAGCCTCAAGGCCGGACATCATCAGCAACTCGAAGTCTTTGACGGCCTTGTAGACCGTCTCATCGGAGACGATCGTAGAGCGCGTAGGAGGGCTTTGCATCATAACCATACAATCCCCTGCGGCGGGCTTAGCTGAAGCGTAGCGCGCACACTCAACCAGTTGACGCCTGAAAAGTTTTCTAGAACCGCATCTACAGCCCATACAGTCCCGTCCTTGCGCAGGATGTAATCCCCTGCGCGGGAGAGCGGACGAAAGATGCCTGCGGTCTGTTTTGCAAAGTCCTTCGGGGCGAATAGGTAGAACTTACGCACGATCGAATTAGCCCCCGCCATGTCGGCATGAAACAGTGCCGCATCGCCCTCGCTCTGCACCTGCGCCATAACGCCCATAGTGCGCTCGTACTGCGGCGCGGCAAAGCCATTTTCATCTGGCACGGAGCCCGTTGAGTGAAGTAGCTGAACCTCCTCATCCGGGTGGATCGCATTGATCGATCCGCGTACCACTGCATGTAAATTCAGCCCCATACAACTCCCTGATTCTCAACCGTGAAGCTCATGTTCACTTGACCTCAAAGGCGATTGAGTGAAGCAACGCCCCCGACAAAACCATCGGTTGCGTCGTGGCGGAGCTGGCTTTCGACGAGTGATTTTTTCCCCCAGTCTTACGCCCTGCAGACTGCGCGGCGTAAAGCTCCATCGTGAGCGGCGCGCGCTCTTGGAACTTTTCCTTTGTCGTCCCGCCACTTGCAATGGTTGCCTGCACATCCTGCGCGGCCACAGTGCCCAGTACCGTAAGCGCCGACGCAGGATCCTTCAGCCCCTCGAGCGCCTTCTTCAGCACGCCCTTCCACTTTTCCTGCTCGGCAACGAGCGTCCCCCGCAGGAACGGGCGGGGCGGGTTTACTAATGCCGCTCCAGGCTTGATGGCCGCCTTGCTGAAGTCCGGGCGTCCCCGATCACTTAGGGGCACCGGACGTCCAATGGCACCACTCAGGAAAAGCGATTGCTTCGGCGTGACGCGTTGCACCCAGCCGAACTCAACGTACTGCGCGTATTCGGCAATGCTTGCGTCAGTCACCCCCACCTCGACCACTTTCGCGGCGCGATTCCCGTACTGTTTGGCGAGTCCCTCAAGCCTTTGCGTCACCTTGCCTGCGTCAACCTTGATGCCCATCATTACCCCCACGGGTGATAGTTGTCAGAGACGTACAGGCGTCCTCCGAGACGGTATTTGCCCGTCATCATCCAATACGTAGACCCACAGGGCGTCTGATTCCACCACTGCGCGGACTGCGAGTTGCTCTTGATGAGATCGAAGGATGACGACACCGAGCCTTCTGATGCACTGGCCACGCGACCGGGCTGATCGCCGCGCGTAGAGAGCGTGGCCATATGACACAGCGCGTAATAGAGAAGCACTTTACGCTCGAGCACTGGGGGCGTCGCATCAGGATCGAACGGGGCAAAGCTATCTGCGTCAGTCGTGCCGACAATCGCCCCCACCTGATCCCACAGCACACCCAAGAGCACATCATTGATGACGGCCTCCGTCAGCCCCGGGAACCATGAGCGGAATTCTTCAATATCAAGCGCTACGTCCATTTTTAGGCCTCGATGTCTTTTACCTTCTCAACGCCGACCGAAGCCGGATCGACAGGCTCGACGCCCGTGCGCATCTCGGCAATCTCATCGCGGCGCGCCTTGAATTCCTTCTCGCTCCTCATCTCCCAGAGGAGCGGGGGCATGGCGGTGAAGGCGCGCTCGCCACCATGTTTGCGCTTAATGTCCTCCCAGTCTCGGCGTGCTACGCCCACCAGGACGGCATTCCCTGCGCCGAGGAGAACGCCCTTGGCCTGCCCCCTTAGCGCGTGATTAACCCCCGGGAAAACAACGGTTTTCGCGCCACCATTGCCATTGTCAACGTCATCAAACTTGAGCCCGAGGGGCATGCCGCAGGCAATGTAAATGATCTCATCGCCTGCGATGTCAGAAACCTTCTTTGCTTCCTGCTCAGCGGTGTCGGCAATGATGCCCGTGGTGCCGAGAGCAGAAGCCTTACGAGTACGAGTAGTGCGAGCCATTTTTCAATCCTTTAATCGGGCAGAACGAAGCCTGCCCCGCCAGACAAGAAAAAAGCCGCGATTGCGGCTCTTTTGTATTCCTTATATTATGCAGTTGCGAGACGCCATCTATAACCGTTGCAACGACATCCTTCGCGCATAGATCGACGGACGCTTCCTGTATTGATTCCCAACTTTTCGGTTATTTCATGGTATCCATTAAAGCGAGCAACAACATTCCCGTCATCATCTAGCTGTTCGATGATTTTTGTCGCTTTCCGTCCATGAATTTTTTGGTGTTCATGAACGGTGAGCCAGACACAATTATCAGGGGTGTAATCACCATTGAAATCTTTCCTATGAAGATGCATACCCTTTTGGTATCCGTGCTCTATAGCCCAACTTTTGAATGTTCTCCAATCTTTCCACTCTTCCGCGAGTTTTACACCCTTGCCACCGTAATTCGAATAGTTCCAATAGTTCGGGTTGGATGTTGCTTGTTTTAGCCTTGTGTGAACCTTATACAGAGGATTAAACGAATCCCCATGCCGGAAAAAACGTTTGATATTCTTTTCCTGCCTTATGCATCCACAAGAACGCTGCGTTTTGAAAGCATCCGTTCTGCAGACGCATTGATTTCCACAATCGCACAGGCATCTCCATCTGGCACGCCCACTTCCTTTACTCTCCAACCCTATGACGGTAAGGCGTCCAAACCGCTGGCCGGTAAGATCGGTAAAAACTCCATGAGGCATTGATTTCTCCAAGAATCCAATACTATGTAATTTTACCTTAGTTACCGGCCATAGTGGTTTTATACACCGGTCATGGTACAGACCAAACTTGGCCTACGAATCACGCAACCCCACGTGCCAGCAGTTGCCTTCTGCGTGAAGCTGGATTCATGCGCGATCAGGCGACCGAGGCCGAAGGCGCGGGAGAAGGCGGAGAAGCCCGTCTCGTCGCCATACACTTCCTTGACCGTCATGTAGAGCATTTCGCCGGCGGCCGTGGAGAGCTCGGGAAGCTGAACGATTTCGATGTTCGGATAGTTTTCCTGCAGCATGACCTTGGCCGTCTTGCCAAACTGGTTCGGCTGAGTCAGGTAGCCAATCATCTTGTTGGAGATGCCCAGAACAATCGGGGCGTTCACGTCAAGATGACCGCCATTGTTAGCAGTCAGTTCCTGCCACAGCTTGTTCACGTCATTGAACACGAGCGTGGCCGCGTTGTTCGGGTCGGCCGCGATTTTTTCAGCCCACGTAGATTTGCTATTGACCGACACCGGAGAAATCGATTCCGGGATGTTCGGATCATTGAGCATGCCGTAGATTTCCATGCCCGCAACGCCGTAGAGCTGGAACTTGTTTTCAGCTCGGGCAATGATCTGCGCGGCCGCGTTCTGCTTGCGAGCAGGGAGGTTGACATTCGCCTCGGCGAGCTTCGCCGTTTCGAGATCGCCGTACTTAATCGTCGTCTGATAACGGAAGTTCTGGCGAACCGGGAAGTTGTAGTTGACATCAGTGCTCGTGCCGTTCGCGAAGTCGTTGTACGGCGAGACCTGACCGGCCACTTCTTCCACGCTGAAGGTCGCGTAGTCCTGCGTAAAGGAGCCAACGAGCGTCTTGTCAAAGAACTTCGTGGCATTCGTGACACCGAAGAGCACATCAATGATGCGCGGGTCGACGTACGTGTAGAGAGCCGCAGGCGCGCCGACGTTCGGCTGCGTGGAAAGCGCGGCATCCTGTGCGAGCTGGTCGCGGTTGATGTTCTTGAGAACGATGCGACCGTCCTTTTCATCGAACGGCATAAAGCCGACGGCGTACGGAGCCTCGATGCCGCGCGCCTTGGCATTCAGAAAGTTTTGATCCATATGAATATTCATGGCCTTTGCTCATCACAAAGGCCACTCCTCCAAATAGTTTGTTTAGGGAAGCGTTGCAAGCGCGGTGCCGATAGAGCACGTTCCACCACTCGCCGCCGTGACCGCGTAAAGCTTTTTCGTCGTAGCGTCCAGCACGATGTCGCCGACGGCGTAGGGAAGTTGCGCGTTGGTAGGCGTGAGCGCCGTTGCGGCAATGCCCGTCTGGCTATCAGCGAGAGCGGTTGCAGAGACACGGAAGCAAGAGCCATTCTTGCCCGCCGCCCCAGCCGCGCCTCGTTCGCCTTGGTCGCCCTTGGCGCCCGCAGCCCCCGTTTCGCCTTTAGCCCCAGTCGCACCCGCGACACCCTGAGCACCCGTTGCGCCTTTGAGCCCCGTGAAAGCGAAGGTAAACGTCGGCGCGGTCGTCGTGCCGCCCTTGCTTACCGTGACCTTGGGCGTGCCGACGGTGGCGTCAACAGTGGCCGTAGCGGTAATCGTAGGCGTAGCGCCCGTTTCACCCTTAGCGCCCTGTGCACCAGTGTCGCCCTTGGCACCCTGAGCACCGGCGGCACCCTGCGCGCCCGTCTGACCGCGAGGGATACCGAGCTTCAGAACGCCACCCTCGATGACAGCAGTTGCAGGAGCCCCGGCGGCGAGCGTCGTTGCCTGCGCAGACTGAATGTCAACGCTGGCAGCGGCCTGCAGTCCCGTCTCGACCTTGTTTAGCTTCTCGGCGGTGATGATGTCGCCGCGTTTCCACAACGTAGGAGAGTAAGTCATAAGCCCAACCTCCTTAGCCCGCGGAGGCCTCGTCAACCTTTGCAGAGTCAGCGAGAGCGACGGCCATTGCGCCGGTCGCAACCGTAACGCCAAAGTTCTGATAAATCACGACATCATCCTTGGCGGCGCTCTTGACGCCGCGGGGGAAAATCACTCGCCAACCCGTGTCGTTCGTAGTGCCGGCGGCACCATACGTAATGGCACCCGTGGCCGGATCGCACAGGACGGACTGGCCTTCCGTAACCGCGCCCGTAGCGACAGCATAGAACTGGCCGCGAATGGCGATCGGCGGGCAGGCGCCCTGCGGATAGACCTGCGATGCGTCAGCAGTGAGCGTCGGAATCGTAGCGATGACGTCACGTTCGACAAAACCGACGGGCTTGGCACCGGACGTGCCCTTGAGGGAGACGATGTTCGTTTCACCCGTAACGTTGCCCTTGAGCGCCGTAGCAAAGCAGAAAGTACCTGCCTGAACGGTGCCGTCGGAGACGTAGTTGAAGGCCGTGTAAACGGCCTGCTTCGGATTCACTTCCTGACCAGCAATGCCGACGGCAGGATCAGTCTTAACAACTGCCTGAAAACCCATGATTAATACCCCTTCTTGATTTGAGAAAGCTTAGTGGAGAGAATGGAGTCGGCCTTGCCCGTCTTGAGCTGGGCGTCCTGAGCGAGCGAGCGCTTGGCAGAGACCTTCTTGCCGGCCATGAAGGCGAGATAAGCGGTGCGGGCGGCTTCGGGACGAACGCCCTTGATGCTCACACCCTCCTGCTCCAGCGCGGCCAAATAGACGCTTTCGGCAGAGTCGTAGGCATTGAAGCGGACGCGACCGAGCGTCTGAGCGCACTCATCCATTGCCGTAAAGCGTCGAGCGATGCGGCGTTCGACACGCTTAAGCGCGGCGTCCTGCCCCAGTGCGCGTTCTTCGCCTTCGGATTCATGCTCACGATCGAGCTTTTCAGGCTCGGTCTTTTCCTTTCGTTCGCCATAGCGCACACCCTCGGCAAACGCCTTCTGGAACTCTTCAGGCTCCTCGTCGTAGCCGCAGGCCTTCAGGCCGTCCTGGATGAGCTGAGCGCACTCGTCCTCATCTTCGGCAGGCTTTTCGGCCTCTTCACCGATGTTGATGTCCTCATCTTCGGCCTCGGCTTCGGCATAGGCGAGCCCCTTGAGCGCATCGGCAAAGCCTTCGGCATCCTCAGGCTTCATGCCCTTGGAAACCATTTCGGCGATGATTCGCTTGATGGCTGCGTCCTTGTCCTCGTCAGCGGCTTGCGCCTCTTCAGCGGGCTTGTCGACCACATTCCCCTCCTCGTCCTGCTCATGCAGGTCTTTGATCCCATCGGCGGCAGCGGCGATTGCGTCAGCAAGTGCCACCTCCTTCTTCTCGACGGCAGGATCGCCGTCAGCTGCGGCTACGGGAGCCGCGTTCTTTTCCGTCACGTCCATAGGTTGAGCCTCTCTTAAGTGACTGTCTTGCACCAACACATCGCGCCCCGCGCGGCCCTGCTCCACCAGCGCAACATGGTTGGCGGTAATGTCACGCATAACGAAGTCATAGTCTTCGCCGTCCGGCGTCTTGCCAGGGATGAAGTCAGGGGTATATCTGTACGAAAGAGACAACTCACGCATCGACCCATCGACGATGCGCTTGATTGCATCCTCAACAGTGAAGTGCAGCGAGTTGTCTAGGTATGGCGCTCTAAATGCGCCGTCTGTCCCAGTGGAGCCGACGCGCGTTTTGATCTGCGGCGCGTCTGCGTAGTCTGGATGATGGTTGAGCTGAATCGGGATGCCGTTCGTGCTCTCGATCGTCTCGGGCTTGCTCAGCTCCTCTGGCGGGCAGTATCCGCGATAGATCTTCTGCGGATCGAGCCTCAGACGCTCCCAGTCAGGCACCTCATGCCCGTAGTACGGTCGCACCTGCGCTTTGGTCAAGTGCGAGACGGTGACATGGAGGTTCCCGTTCTTGTCATACCTCCTCACGCTCTCGGCATCTAGGGCAAGTAAATAGCGGTCGTTGTTCATTTCAATATGTCCGATATATCTAGACGGAAAATGCATCGGCAAAACGGCAACAACCCGGGCGTTACGTTCTGGCCTACAGCCGGGTCGTAAAGCCCCTCGGAAAGGTCGAAGCGTTTGCCGTCCATTGCGATATGCGTCTCGCGTGATGAATACCGCCCCGGGACGTGAACCCATACCGCGTGCTTGATGCCCAATGCCTCGGCGTTGCCGCGTTGGATGCCCTGACTGACTTTGATCGACTGATCAAGCGCAACTCGCTTGGCACGGGCCTCCGTGAAGCCCCTAGAGGCTTTCAGCACGCTTTCGATCTCTCCCAGACTCTGACCCTCGTAGAGGCCGCGTGTAATCGTCTCTCGCACTCTGGCGAGGTCATCCGCCTGCATTTTGGTGATGAGCCCCGTCATGCCGTCCACAAGCCCCGGCAACGCTTTTGCTGTGCTCGGCGCCATGTATCGATTCTTGACGATAGGGATCGTCCATTTTTCTTTGAGCAGAGTAGGAGTGATGCCCGCGCGTATCAGCGCACGTCGCTGGCTCGCTGTCACGTTTTGCGCCATTGCGCGGACAAACCATCCCGAGACGAGCTTTGCGCTTTCTCCCGCGTGAATCATCCACCGCGCCATCTTCTCAGCGAGACTCATGTCAAGCTTTCGAGCGGCATCGGCGGGGTTAGACGCTTTGAAAGCGCGTATCGCCTCATCTATGATCTTTTTCTCCTTGCGTCCCCACAGCGCGGCGTCCTGTGCAACCGTCTCGGCAGGCAGCGTGAAGTAGCCCGAATCGATCAGGTCGCGCAGGAGCTCGGCCGTTGCCTCGCGCGTCTGCTTCTCAATGAGAGCAATCAGCCGCTTTTGCAAGGCCGCCTTGAGCCCAGCGTTCGGCTCAATCGCGGGGATCGTCTTGATGCGTTTAGCCATTCAAGCCACCTAGGGACTGAAGCAATTGCCGAGATTCGTCTGGCGGATTCGACGCAGGAGCAGGCTCTGCCACTGCGGCCGTAGCCTGATGAAGCGTGCCGAGCAACCCCTCGATGTCCTCAGGCTCGCCTTCGGGCGCCTCATCGCTCAAAAAGCCCAAGTGCATCGCCGGCTCATTCTTGACCGCTTCGCGCATTTCCTCAGCGCTGATGGCCTGAACTTGAGCAAGCGTTGCAAGAGCACCCGCACGCGTCTGAGCAGTCATAGCCGCGCTGGCTTCATCTTCCTTGCTCAATTCGTTGAAGTCGAAGGAGATGTTCGGATTAACCTTCCCCGTTTCGACCAGTTCAATTGCATTTAAGCACGTGTAGATGGCTTCGCGGCGTAGCTCTTGCTTGGAGCGAATGTAATCGTAGTAGTTGCGAATGTCGCTTTCGCCCGTTGCGTTGAAGCCGCTAGGACTGATGCCCAAGAGCTTCACGGCAGGCGTGCGGTTGATAGACGCAATCATCTCAAGCGACTGCCGCACGACGTCCGTACAGCCCGCGATTGACGTTTGCACGTTCATCACGCTTTCGCCTTCCTTGTCGCAGACGAACACGGCGTTGTTATCGCGATAGCGCTGAAGCGCCTTCATGCGGATGTCGAACAACTGCACCCCGTTAGGCGAATTGAAGATGTCATCCGTGCTCGTTTGGAAAACGAGAAGCGACACCTTGCGCACCAAGTCGGCCGTATAGACCCGGCACTGATTCCAGTGCATCACGTAGTCCCAGAGGATCTGAGCCTGCGGAATGCCGAGGAAGTTGTATGCCGGTCGCAGAAGCGTCGGCGGCGGGTTGTCAAAAAGCCTAAGCATGCGCGACTCATGCACCTTCGTTCCCAACACCCAGAAGTAGCGGGGCTTGAGGTAGTCGGGCTTGAGCGGGTCGATGGCGTTGTAGTCGCCCGGCGATACGTTCACAGGATCGACCACGACAAACCGGAGCTTCGTACCCGGCTGTAGCTCTGCGCTTTCGTTTGAGTAGCGCAGGGGCAACTCGGGATTTTCCGTGCCGGTGTCGACGTAGATAAAAGCCCCGCCCATGTATCCGGTTAGTGTTGCGGCCTCATGAAAGAGCGTGCGTAGGTGGTACTTCTTCTCTTGAAGTGTCTGAATCTCCTCAACAGCCTCCGCGTCATCGCCCGTGATCGTAATCCACTCGCGGGTAATATCATCCGCAACGGTCTGCACGCAGGCACGGATCATGCCGTTCTGCGCGATCTGCTGAAGCGCGCCGTAACCGACGAAAGAAGTCACTGGGTACTGCCCGAGCTCGTAGCCGTGCTGTTGAAGGCTGCGATGAATGGCGCCATAAAAGCCCGCGTCAGAAAGTGCCTCATCTTGCGCTAGGCGCTCTTTTTCAGACACCCCGAGAGTCACCGGAGGGGCGAAACGCTCCCTCACCTTCTCGACCGTCTCGAAGAGCTGAGTGGCTTGCGGCGGCGTGCGTAGCGTGCGGTCGATCTCCTCAAGCGCGGCGATGCGCTTTGCCTGCGCGAGGAGATTGCCGTTAGGCGCTTGGGCTTTCGCCGTCTTTCTTTTCTTCTTGCTCACAATGCTTAATCTCCACTTTGCGCCACTCGCTCAGGAAGCGGCAAAAAACGCGGCGCCTTGCGGCCTGCCACCGCACATCGTCAATTCAGATTGCATGAGTAGCGGGGCCTACCGTCCCAGTAGGTAAGCTAGATTTGTCGGATCGATATGCAAGCCGCTGTGCTTATTTAGATCCGTCAATGCCTGGCTCATCGCGTCGATGGTGTCATCGTGAGCACCTGACGGAAATGCGAGGAGCTCAGGCACCAGATCGCGCTCGACCCACGGGAACCGCTCAGGTGGAGGCAAGTACACGTTCCTGGCCTCCCATAATGGTGTTACGGCCGACGCGCGCGCCTCCTTGCTTTCTTTTGGTGTGATCGGGATGATGCCCGACACTTTTTTCTTGAGCGTCGCGATGATCGCCGACCCGTTCGCTTTGTCTTCCACGAGCTTGCGAGTCACGCGCGGGTACTTGTTTGCCGCCGCGACGAACTGCTCGAGCGTCTTAACGAAGTCCCACTGACCGCGGAATTGGTCGATGAGATAGAAAGAGCTGCCCTTTCTGCCCCAAACCTGCCCGACAACGAAGTCGGACGCTTTCGAGTCTTTGAAAGTCATGTCCCACGAGATCACACTCGCATCGAAGCGCTCGGGCAAAGTGTCCCAGTACTGCACCCAGTCACTCTTGAAAAGCCCGCCGCCTCGAGGCACCGGGCGTTGTTGGAACTGACCTGCGACAGCATAGCCACCCATGACCTTCTCCATTTCATCCACCTGAGTGGCGGTAAAGCGCTCGGGAAAGAGCAGCTCACCTTCTTTCTGGCGAGGGTCGGTGAAGCCGATGCTGGTCTTGCACCTGCGACTTTCCTCGAAGCGCATCGGCAACATCAAGTGGTCATAGCCCAGTTCCTTCGCGAGGATCACGCCTGACGTATCGCGCTCGTGGAGCCTCTGCATAATGACGATGATCGCCGATTGCTCGTTGTTCACGCGGGACGGCACAGCCTCGAGGAAGGTCTGTTGTGCGGCATCAAGCGCGGCCTGAGAGAACGCATCGTCAACGGACAACGGGTCGTCGATGATGATGCGATCGCCTCGAGAGCCAGTAAGGCTTCGGAAAGCCATTGACTCACGAAAGCCAGTAGCCGTGTTCTCGAACTTCTTCTTTGCGTTCTGGTCGCCACACAGCTCAACGCCCCATCGCTCCTGATACCAGTCAGAGGAGATCAAGCGTCGGCACTTCAGGTTGTCTCGGATTGCGAGGTCTTCCTTATGTGCGGTCGTCAGATAGCGCATTGAAGGCTGTCCGCCTGCGCCCCATTCCCAAGCAGGAAAGAAGACGCCAGTGAGCAGTGATTTCATCATGCCCGGCGGAACGTTCATCAAAAGGCGCTTGATCTGGCCGTTGTGCACGGCCTCGAGATGTTCGCACATCGCATCGAGCGCCCATCCCCACTTGATCGGTGTAGCAGGCTCGAGCACGTGCCATGCCATCTTGCAGAACTCAGACAGGCTGCGCCGCGCAATCTCCTGATCAAGTTCGATCAGTGTCGGGAGTCTCGTCATACAGCAACTCTCTTGCGGCCTTGAGCTTTTCCATGTCGATCGTGGAAAGATCAGGCGTGTCGCTCTGAATCTTCACGGTCTTGCGATCGCCGAAGCGGGAATCGTCACGCCAAGACACTTGTCGCGCCTTCTCCTGCATCAACACGCGGTACGCCTCAATCGCGCCTCGCGGGAAGTCCTCCCCGTTGAGCAGGCGTGTTGTCAGCTCGTTGTTCAGGTTCTCCTGAAGCTCCAGTAGCTCGTCGTTGAACTTCTCGGCGCTTGCTTCGCGCGCGCGCGCGGACTGAGTGCAAAACTCAGGATTGTTGTCTTTCCATCTGCGAAGAGTTACCGCATCCGGCATGCCAGGCATCTTGCAAATCTGACGCTCTGACTTGCCTTCACGAATCAAATCACAGATTCTCTCCGCAAGCTCCGGCGTATAGGTTGATGGTCTTCCGCCCTTGGAGGCGTTCGGTTTTGATGCCATAGCACCTCCTTTCGAGAGTTAGAACGGCCAGTCGCCCGGCACTTGATTCAAGGGATCGGTAAGCATTTTGAAAACCTTGGTCATCGCGAAATACGCGCCGATACCTGTTAAAATATCTTTCATCAATTCACCAAGTTCCGGTTGGTGGACATGAAGAAAGCCGCATGGGTTGCCTCCCTTGCGGCTTTCGTTTATTTATCGTCTTTGCGCCGTAGCAACCTGATTAACTCCGCCAATGCGGCAATCAGCTGCCTGAAACCAAACCCGAGCCCGGCAAGGCCGATCCCGTAGGCAAAGACCTGACCGTAGAGCGGCAAATCTGGATTGCTCATAAAAGCTCCAAGATCGAATTGCGGTAAAATACTCATACGCAACTTGCTCTTTACGTTGAAGTTGCACAAAAAAGCCGCGAGTGTTGGTAGCACTTGCGGCTTTCGTTTTATTGAGCCTGCTGAACGGGCTTTCCGTCAGAGCCGACAGGGACGTAAATGACCTGCGGCTGAGGAGCCTGTGCGGGTTGCTTCGGTTCGTCGTCCTTCGTCATGGAGTCGTAAATGGCATTGCCCGCCATAGAACCCGCCGTCGAGCCGACAGCCGAACCCATGACGCTAGACCAGAACCCGCCGCCGCTTGACGTGGCGGAGCTGTTAACCGTCTGGTTGATGACGGTCGTGTTCTTCTTCACAACGGTCGTGCGCTTCGGTGCATAGCTCTTCGTGGGAGCAGGACGGGAGAAAGATCGACCGCCGCTGAAGCCTCGACCGCCACGTGCATCAGCGGCTGTAGAAACGAAAAAGGCGACCGCAATGGCCGCCACAATAGCTTTCTTCATAGGTAACCCAAGGAATTAGAGAGGGCGAGGATTTCTCCCCACCCAGGCCTTAGAGCAAACTGACCTAAGGTAGCGAATGGAAACCGCGCGGGTTGCGCATCGTTGAGAGGCGTGCGCGGTGTTGTAAACGAAAAAAGCCCGCAGTTCTTCACCACGGGCTCAATTACAGCTTAACTCAAGCTAGCGTCAGCTCTGAAACGCTTGCTTTCGCTTGCGGGTTCGTTTCTTTTAGGTACGCCGAAGCTTCCCATCGGGAAGCCTACTTCGTCACTCTTTCGAGCCGGTTACCTTTAACAGACGTTTATATTTTATCAGAACTTGAGCAGTTATGCTTGCGCTCCTCATTCTCCGAGACTATTGCCATGAGTGCTCGTACAGCCGTTTCTTGGCACAGGGAAAAGGTCTTGTGAGCCAAGCAGAGCCTGCGTTCTATTGATCTTGGATTGACGCGATTCACATAGTACATGCGAAGCAATGACTTGTAGACATTCGGGAGAAGTTCAGAGCGGTATGCCTGGTTAAGCTTCTCTGCGTCCTTCAGGTCGACAACCTTTACATCTTGAGGTGTTTTGCATGCTTGTCCCTCCTCCTCTTCTGGCATGCCGTAGAGATACCGCAGGCTTTCACAGAAAACCTGAGTCGGACATTTTGATGCTTGGTGTAGGTTTTCTCGATTAGCTCGCGCCCAGTTCTCCAGTCGCGCCTCGGTGTACTTATCGATCATTAAAACTCCTCAATGCGCCAGCCGCCGCCGTCTTTCTTTGCTTGCTTATAGACGGCTTTGAAGACAAACGGAAACTTCTCGGCTGCCACCTTGATCTTTGTTTTGGCATCTCCGATCCAGTAGCTCTTGACCTCATGCATCTCCATAACGCCGTCAGCCCGTAGGACGGCAAAATCAGGCGTGTAGCGGCATCCGTCGGCGAGCCTAAGGGTGACACCTTCAAAGGCATACCAGACGATCTCATGCGCGTTCCTGGCGGCTTCTAGCGTGGTTGCATAAGCCGCCTCTGTGCGGTTCATCTGTCCGGACTTCATGCGCCCGAGCGCGAAGACTTTTCTATTCATGTGCGAGTCTCTCGAGGTCGGTGCGTTCCATCAGTCGCAGCATGGAATCTGCCTGATGCTTTGCTGCGCGGAGTGCTTGCTTGACGCGCTTGCGGTTGTCTAAGCGATCCCATGAGTGATTTCTCACGTGCTGGCTTTCATCTGCGCAGACGATCGCGTCGATGGTCGTCTCGAGCGTCTTGAGCGTTTTAGCCATGCGCGGTAGTTCGTCAGGTGTGAAGAGGCTGGTCATTTCGCACCTCCGAATCGTCCGTTGTAGAACGGCTCACCGCCAGCGAGGATCCAGCCCTTGACGTTCAGGAGCGACAGGCTTTGCTTGTAGAGAGGTACGTAGATGAGCGCGTCGTCCTCCCGATATCCGAAGACCCTGAAGCCATTGACCGGACGCCCGTGCCAGGCTCTGAGCAGGAAAAGGCATCGCTCGCCGATTTTAGGGGCATTGAGCTTCCCGTCCTTCTCGATCGGCTCAAAGTCCTCGTCCTTGATTTCGGACATGCGAGGGCTACGAGTGAGTTGCATCGGTTTCTCCTTTTGCGATTTTGAGTTGTTCAATTTCGTCGGGGCGTAGACGTTGCGGCAGCCCCGCCTTCCGCATCTGCCACGTGCCCGCCTTTTCGAGCTTGAGTGGCTTTTCGGGGATCAGGCGACAGCTGTTGCCGAATCGGCGCTTTTGCGGCTTGGCCCAGACTTGCCCTGCCTCGTCGACTTCGTACTGGTCGAAGCCCTTGATGTTCCACCTCATAACGTCCTCCTGTGGTCAATATGCTTTTGCTCATTCGTCCCAGTCATCGCTCTCAAAAATCCATGCAACGTACATGACGAAAAGCAGGACGATCCCTATAAGGCATTCGATTTCGTCCGTCATGCGAGCACGCTCCTTAGCCAATACAGCGATGAAACAACGGCGGAAGCCGCGTACACGGCCGCAATCATTGCCGATATGCCTCGCAGAAATGGCGGCGTAATCGAATCACCCAAGACCTGTGCCCGATAAGCTGCCTCCTGAAAAGCCCAAAAGATTCCGAGCGTGAGCACGCCGAAGGCCAAGATCGAAAAGAAGAGTTGCGCAAAGTTCATCTCTTATCACCTCCAGTCGCGAAAAATCCATGCGATTGCGACTATGCCAACAACGACCGTGAGCACGCACATGTAAGTCCAAAACCCTGTCATTCTCGTTACCTCTCTGGCCCCCCGTGAGATGATTGAGGCGTGTTCCCCAACACATTCATCAACCACCCCACGGAGGAAATCGTGTTTGATCCGTTTTCTGTCATTGCCGCGGTCGCTACGGCGGCCACAGCCGTTTTCATGTATCCAAACTTCCTAGCCTCACGCCCTACCATCGACGTTTGCATCGATGACGTTCCGAACAGCACCCGTCGCGGTTCACGTGGTGAACAGCTGCAGAGGGACGGCTTTTTCGCCATGACCGTCACGATCCAAGCGGCGACGATGCCGGTCGTGCTCAGATCGATAGAAGTCAAAGATGCGATCTTTCCCACGTTTGTGAAGAAGGGCGGCGAGTTAGTGCCGACAGCCGACCTCTCGGCAGGCAAGAAGCAACTCGCCATCTCGCTTCGCCCCAACGAATCGAAGACCCTGAGGTTCTTGGTGAAGCCGACAATTGCAGAGAGCGGTACGCTCGAGGTTGTCATTCCGTTCTCCTACTTGCGCCCCGCTCTTCGGGCGAGTTGTGACTATGAGCGAACTCATTACATCGGCGAGTGAGCTCCCTCACTTCTCTCTGCAGCTTGGAAATCTGACGGCTGTGTCGATCTATTGCCCTGCCGGACATGACGATGCAGAAGCAGAGCGTTAGGATTGAGAAATCCTGTAGGTGATCGGTTGTGAATAGCCAGCTGAAGAATTCGCTCATCAGAGCCTCCTTTCTGACTTGACCATGCTCGACTCAACCAGGCCGATCAGAATCTGGTCGATCTCTTCACGAAGCCTGTGCGTCGTGTCTGCCACTTGGCCGATGTCGGGAAACTTGCCCGAGACGGTTCCTCTCAGGGCTTCCTCGAGTTGATCGAGGCTCTTGCGAGCGGCGACAATACCCTCACCGGCCTTAGTCAAGGCCTTGTTTCTTTCATTCATCCATTCGGCGGTTAAAAATGTCTGACTCATATGAAATTCCTTTTCTTCACGCTTTAGATAGTCTTAGAAAGGTTGAATCGTGTAAGTGCCCCAGATGCAACGTCGTTGCTCAGCAAATTCCCATTCCGATTCCACAAAGCATCAAGGAACCGCAAAACAACGAAGACTTTTTCCGAGAACATCACTTCGATAGAAAAATCAGTGTTGAAATGCTTGCCACGTTCTTTCCAATGGCAGTGGTTTGTGTCAAACAATGTGTTAACTGCCAGAAATGACGGAAAGCTCGTTTGGCCTGAACCCGATCCAGTTCCTGCTTCCAAGTACATGCCCGAGCCTGTTAAGGACGTTTGGGATGAGGCGCAAAGCATTGCAATAAAATCGCCTGCGGCGGCCGCCGGATTGCTTCGTCACGCCCTTGAGAGGTTCTGTGAATACCGGGGTATTACGACAGGATCCTTGGCTAGCCGTATCAACGCCCTCGGACTTCCTGAACGAATTACCGCTGCGGCCCATGCTTGCCGACATCTTGGTAACGATGGCGTTCATGAGGGGTTCATTTATTACCCCAAGGACGCGACGTATGACATCGTTGTTCAAATGTCGAACCTGTTGAACCTGATCGTTGAGCAAACGATCGGTGTTGAAGAACAAACAAAAGCGCTGATTGAAATGCACAACAACCGGAAGTGACATCAGATCAACTCCTCAATGCTCATGATTCGCTTTCGTTGACTTTCACCCTTGAAGTACAGGAAGACGCTCGAACCATAAATGCGGTTAAAGATGCGTTCGCCCAACTTCGCCTTCAGCGTGTTGGGATTGATTTCCTTCGTGTCGGGCTTCACGTCCGGCAGAAGATTTGTGACGTAGATAGTCGGAAGGTGCTTGCTGTAGCGCACGTCCAGCAAGGACATCAGTTGTGACTCCTCGAAAGCTGAACCGTTCTGAACGCCGATCTCATCGATGACGAGGAGCGGTGCCTTTACGAGGGCGTCATAGTCTGCCGTGTCGGCCTTGAAGGCATCTGCCTTGCGAATGGCGCGGAGCACGTCCCACATCGGCACGTAGAGCCCCTGCACCTTGCCGAGAAGCTCCTGCAGAATCGCGCATGCCATCATCGTCTTGCCGGTGCCGCACTGGCCGTAGAGGCAGAAGCCGACGCCCTTTGGAGCGATCTTCTCGAAGTGGTCGACGTAGAGCCGGGCCTGACGAAGCGCCTCATGGAGCTGAGCATTCGTCTCGCGGAAGTCATTGAGCGTCTTGCCCACGAACTCGTCGGGGATGCGTGCGCGTCGCACAGCGGTGTCGTGAGCAGCCTTCGCAGCCTCCTCTGCACGCTTTTTCTCGAGTGCCTCAGCTTCTGCCTTGAAGCGCTCACGCTCGGCCTTTTCTTCAGGGGAGTTCCAACGCTCCTCAGCGCACATCGGACATTCAGGCGTATGAGCAACCTTTCCGCCTACGATCGCCTGCTCGACCGTGTACTGACCGTGCTTCGGACAGGTCAGCGTCACCTTTCGGACCCCCGTCTCCCTAAAAATCTTTACTACATCGTTCATCAGAAACTCCCGTCTCCGTAGTAGGCTTCATCAAAGATGAGCGGCTTGTTGTTGCGTGGTGTGTATGACTGGCTCTGCGGCCTGCTCTTGGCGAACTCTTCTGCTTTCGTCGCCCACGTTCTCCAGGCGGCCAGCCAATTGCTGAACTTGTTGTCCTTCGAGATGTGGAAGTTGACGAACTTGGTGAACTCCGTCTGAGCGTTGATGCTTGGATGCTTTGCTTGTGCGTACTCAAGGTATTCAGGCGGGATGGGATCGTCAGGAGAGAAAGGGCAGCTTGTCTTTGGCTTGGCTCTTGTCGCCTTCGGCTTTTCGATCTTTTTACCGTCGTTGGTAAGATGGTCGGTTTCCCACGGCGCTTGCGCGGGCAAGCTATTCCCTGTTTCCTTCTCTGTTCCAGTTATCTGTTCCTTTCCCTGTTCTACTTCCTTGTTAGGGTTCACCACGTGAACCACCCCTCCTTCATGAGATGAACCACCCCCCTGCACGAGATGAACCACCCCTCCTTCATTTGGTGAACCACCCTCCTTCACGTCGTGAACCTCCTTCACCTCATGACCCTCCTTCACGTCGTGAACCACCCCTTTCTTTTTTCTCACGGGTTTGAACGCTTCAGACTGGAGATTGAGGGTGTATCTCGTGCTCAGGATTTCTCCACGATCACCAAATTCACGAGACATCGTGAGTAGATTCATTTCTACGAGAACTCCGATGGCCTTTCGGACGGTGTTCAACGATCGGACGCCCATCTCATCCGCAATCGTAGAAATGCTCGGGCAACACAAACCTGTTTCCTTGTTGTGGTGATATGCCAGCACAACAAGGCAAGATTTTGCGTTCACGTCTTTTATGACTTTTGGCATTGCCCAATCGATCGCGGCGTAACTCATAGTCAGTCCTCACAGACGCGCCGAGTCAGCTTGTTCAGCTCGGACGCTTTAACGCCAGTAAGCTGAGCAAACTGTTCCAAATACTTCGGCGTCACGCTGTTGCGCTTGCACCATCCCCACACGGTTTGGCGGCAAACGCCAAGCTCCCTAGCCAACTGGCTATGAACACCGTAGGTGATGCCGCGCTTTTGGCCGTATCGCTCGAGCGCGAGCGACACCGTCGTAGCTTGCTTCATGTATCCTCCTAGGTAGTTAAATTACCGTTAACACATTATAAAGCAGATTTAGCATTAGCGCTAAACGCAAGGTGTTAAATTCTCATTTACTATGCGAGGTAGACAAAGGAGGCTGTTATGTCAGCTGTAAGCGAACGCATCAAAGCTCTAATCGAGCAGTCGGGGCTTTCGTATTGAAGCCTCGCAAAGAAAGTAGGCGTTTCAAACGTCACCGTCCGCAACTGGGCTATCGGCCACAGCGAACCAAACCGAGAAGGGCTGGAAGCGCTTTGCGAGATATTTGGAGTGACACCCGCCTATGTTATGTTTGGCGATGCCACCTCACCCGTCCAAACCCTGGTTGAGGACGGCATTGTTTCTATCCCGCACGTCAATGCTGAGGTTTCCTGTGGCCACGGCTTTCTGAATACCGATGAACTGGAACTCATCCGTTTTGTGCGAGTCTCTCAGGGATTTATCCGCAGGTACTGCCCATCTGCCAACGTTCGTTCTCTTCAGATAATGGCGGCGTTCGGGGATTCAATGGAGCCAACTCTTCACGAAGGAGACGCTGTCATTGTTGACATCTCAGAAAAGAAGATCGTTAGAGATGGCATGTATGTCGTCCGTATCGGCGAAGGCTTGTTCGTCAAGCGCGTACAAGTAACCCCAGAAGGCTTGCGCCTTCTTTCCGACAACAAGTTTTACGAGCCCATCAACACAACGCCAGAAAGCATTGAAGTAATCGGCCGCGCTTACGTCGGTCTTTGCATCAAGCGGTTGTAATACCCCATACCTCCCACACAAAAGGTCGAGCTGCACGCTCGGCCTTTTTTTGCGCCTTTTTTTGCGTCTGTTTGATCTCTGTTAACAAAACTTGAACTAGCCGCAAAACGCGCGCTAAACAAAAACTAGCACTTCATGCTCAATTGTGTTAATATCTCTTTAACAGGTTAGCTAAACAACCTTTAGCGCTTGCTACCCAAGCCGCAAGGCAAGGCATCGATGGGAAGGGCATCGAATCTCGGCGCGCTACAGCGCCCCCTCCCGCGGACGAAACCCCGCCTCACCTTGACATGGACTCAAGCGGCGGCACGGAGCGAGAGAAAGGGACTGCAGCGCGTCGGGGACCGCCTGAGAAGCGGCTGCGCCGTTGGCTAGAAGGGTCTAGCGACGCGCAGTACAGCTCAGACCGGTAGTCGCAAAGGTCGCGCATGAAAAGTGAGCGGACGGCTGGAGGGCATCTTCCAGTGCGGTTGGGATGGGGACCACCTGAAAGCGACGCAAGCTCGCCCCACGAGCTAGATCAGGATCAGTCTTCGGACAGAGGGCATGTTAGCCCCGAGCGGCCTGAGCGCAGACGATGCGCAGCCGCGACCTGATCGAAAGCCGATCTAAGCCCTTTCCACCGAGAGGGCTTAGGTGGGTTTTCGAAAGGAGATAACAATGGGTGTAGAAATAATCGACAAGCGCCTGGTGGTAACGCCAACCACGCACGACGACGTGCGTTTGATTTACGCAATCGCCGCAGCGTGGACGGCGTTCGATGCAGTAATTTGTCCCGTTAGCGGGGAACCACTTCGTTGCAACGAGGACGGTACCGCTGAATCAGAGTTGCCTCAACGCGGTCAAGATCACGAGAAGTGACGGAACGACAAATGGCCACCAAATCGAGGGCACCTGAATGGGCTTTCACGTGCAATTGATTGCATCTCACTTTGCCAAGGACAAATTTGCATGCCTATCCGTTTTCAGCCGGCAGTCGGTCAAATCTTGATCTGCGATTTCCCGAAGGATTTGGAAAAGCCCGAAATGGTCAAGCGACGCCCCGTGGTGTGCATTTCACCCAAGGACAGGAATCGCTTCGGATACACCACGGTAGTTCCATTGAGCACAACAGAACCCATGGTAAAACGACCGTACAGCGTTGAGATCAATCTTTGTACGCCGATTTCTCCAGCGTACCAAGACTTAAAGTGCTGGGCCAAGTGTGACATGCTTTACACGCTGAGCTACAAGCGCCTTTCACTTCCGCTTCTATGCAAAGATGGCGAGGATGGGAAGCGCGAATACAACTATCTGACTTTGCCCGCCGGTACCATGTGCGAAATCTTCACAGAAACAGCCGCAGGAAGCCTCCGAATTCATTCGGATGGAGGAATGCGGC